CACGGCATGTTCCCAAAGTTCCAGGACTACCTGCGCCCGACCTCCTCCCTCTACTGGTACTCGAACGAAATCCGCAAATCGTCGCAGGGCAATCTCTGGCAGCGCATGTTCTCGTTCGGCAAGTCTGCGTCCGGCGCATCCGGCATGGGCGACTGCATGTGCCCGATCCGCTATACATATGTGATCGACCTGACGCGGAACTCCACCTCGTCTGAGATACCGATGGGCGAGGAAGGCACGTCGTGGGCCTACGTCGTCAAGCCGGGAGAGTTACTGTATCCCTACCGCCGCCTCCTCATCTCCTCCGAAGCCTGCGTCATGTACGACGGACCCTCCTTCGACTGGCACGGCCGCTTTCCCGGCATCCCATTCTCAACCGACCACTGGCCCTGGGAGCCACTCGGGTTCTCGATGGTCCGCGACGGCTACGACATCCAGCAGGCGATGACCGAACTAGAACGCGGGACGATGGACAAGGAACGTGCCAAGATGGACCCGGCGCTCGGCTACGACATCAACTCTGTCGGCAAGAAGGAGGCGCAGCAGTTCGACCCGATGGCTCCGCGGGCCCGCGTAGGATACGACGGCGCGCAGGCCAACGAGCCGTTCAAGCATCCGGTGGACCCATCCATCTACGCCACTGACGCCACCACGATCCAGTTCTACGAACTCCTGAAGTCGTCAATGGACGAGCAGCACGGGATCAAAGACGTGCTCGCGCTCGCCAAGGCGCGTATGGCGGGGGACGATCTCGAAAAACTCCTCGAAGCCAACGGCCCCATCGTCGAGGACATGTCGCGCTCGATGGAGCCGCCGATGCGCGAAATCGCGGATCAGGTGAAATACCTCGTCCTGCAACACGTTCCTCCGGCCCGGATCATGCAAGTCGTCGGCGAGGATGGCATGACGATGGAGGCATTCGACTACAAGCCGGATTCGATGGTGCCGTCGCACATGCCGGGAGAAGATCCAGGAACCGCAGACCAGCCGAAGCCGTCGAAGACTTCCACCATCGAGCGGGCGCGGACATTCGCAACGAACCTGCGATTCGTGATCACGCCCCGGTCGCTCCATGAGTTGACCCAGTTATCCATGAAGCTCGGCCTGATCCAGCTCAAAAAATCGGGGGTGCAGATCGACTCCGAAACCATCGCCAACGCCTGGTCGGTGCCAAACTACGGCAATATCCCCGGCTCCACTGTGCAGGAGAAGTTCAAGAACGAGCAGGAACAGAATCTCATCTTCGCTGCCAAGATGCGCGAGTTGGGAATGTCTCTTACGGATCAGGGACAGATGAACCAGTCCGGCGCGCAGGCTGGTGGCAAGCAGCAAGAGGGGCGACCACCGTCCGGCCACGAAGCTCCCGCACTGAAGCAGAAGCCAGATGGTCGTGGCGTTATAACCGAGTCCGAGGGTGGAGGGAAAACAGTCTGATGTCCACCCTCGCCCCTCCCGACCTCTCCGGCCACATCGTCGAGGAGCGTTTCTCCGTCGCCCGCGTGCGGCGCTGGATGCGTCTCCGGCGCGATCTTGTCGGCTTCGTGATTGACGTTCTGTTCGCGCTGATGTCAGAGGAAGCTACAGGTAAGCTGACCATCAACCTGACGCGCGGCCATGCTTCCTGTGCCGAATTCGAAGAAATCGCCAAGCCTTCCGCAAATATTTCTTGACATCTAACTCGCAATCTGCGTTTAATGTGCGTGACGGGGTTCTTGCTGGCTGCTTTGCGCAACGGTAGCGCAAAGTCGTACCAGAAGCCTATCGAAGATAATTCTTCGATGGGCTTTTGTCGTTTTTGGTGAGAATCCGATTCGCGCAAAAGCAGAAAGGAGATCACATGCTTCCTTTGAATCAGTTTGAGATGGCTTACGGCCATAAGAAAGGCAAGAAGAAAGGCAAGAAACGGTAATCGCCCCTAACCCGGAAACGACGGGATTCGCTCCTGTCTCCGAGCTAGGATCAACCGAGGTCAGGGGCGGGCGTACCGGTCCCACCCCCTTCTCACTTTCGACAGCGAGGGTCATCGACATGGCATACGGCAAGTCCGGCAAAGCGCCCCTCATGGGCACCAAGATCGGCAATCACGGCAAGCGTGGGCCGGGGCTGAAGCTCCATTCCGACATGAAGGAAACCCACGCGAAGGGTCACGCCAAAGCGCCGAAGATGGCGAGGAAATCAGCGTAATGGCCGCCTCGTCCATGTCCACCGTTCCGCCGCCTCCTGGGGGACCACCGCCCCAGCCGCCGCCGAACGGTGCAGACGCGGCACCGGCACCGGCAGCCCCATCGCCGCAGCTCGACCAGGGATCGAAGCTGGCTCTGAACGTGGTACAGACGCTCCGCCAGCTGGGCCAGATGTTTCCGGCGGCAGTACCAGGCGTGACGAAAGTGAACGACATCATTCGCAACGAGATCATGCCGAAGATCATGGCGGGCGCGAAGCCCTCCGAACCAGCAGCGCCGCCGACACCGTCGGCATGAGGGACGAAGGGACGAAAGGAAGACGACGATGAAAAAGCACCCCAAACACGCGATGGTTCACGAAGCCCAAGGGGCGTTCCGACACAAGGTCGAAACGTCCAAGAAGAAGAATCGTAAGGGATCGGGGAAAAAGCGGTAACGCGGACGGAGGATCACTATGGCTACCACATGGGCAGAGCACCTGCGAGAGAACGGCGCGACCGAAGAAGACGTGAAGATTCTTGACACCGCGCCTGCGCGTAAGGCGTTTGAGAAGACACTCGCCGCCGCCGCCGAGGCCAAGCGCCGCTCCGACGACATCATCGCTAAGAACAACGAATGGCGCGACACGGTCGAGGCGCAGAACCAGACCTACCTGCGCGAGCGGGACACGGCCTTGGCCACCGCCGCGGCGGAATCGGCGCGACTGAAAAAGTTGCAAGAACTCGGCCTGCTTCAGGTTGCCGAGAATCTCGAACCCGGATCGACGACTCCGAAGCCTGGCGAGACTCCCGCATTCGACCCGAAGACCCTCGAACGCTACGTTGACCGCGACACTTTCCTCGGCGCCGTTGACCAAGAAGGCAACGCGATCGCGCTCGTGCAGGACATCGCCTCCGAGCACCAACTCCTGTTCGGCAACGACCCCTCTAAGCGCCTGAACTGGCGTGCCATGCGAGCCGAAGCCAAGGAGCGCAAGATGAACGTCGAGCAGCTGTGGATGGAAAAGTATAACGTTCCATCCGCGCGCACGGCTCTCGCTGCCAAGGAGAAGTCCGAGTACGAGGCTCGCATCGCCGCTGACGCGATCACCAAGTACAAGTCCGAGCACCCGGAGACCAACCCGCTGATGGCCGTCCCGACGATCTCGCGGACGCCGTTCACCGGGCGCGTGCCGTCTGCTTCCGACTCCTCGAAGCCGTGGCTGAAGTCTGAGGGAGAGCGTGAGCAGGCGAGGATTGCAAAAGTTCTACCCAAGCTGGAACAGTTGGGACAGGTTAACTAAGGAGCGTCACATATGTTTCAGCTAATGACGTGGCTGTTCGAGTTTGTCATCCGGATGTGGTTCCAAGCGTGTGTGCTTGGTACGGATCCTGTGTTTGATCAGATCAGCGCAACCACGCTCGCGGACCTTAGGGACGATATTGTCATAGATAATTTTTTCGTTGACAGTACGCTCCTCCGCAAGATGCGTCTCTCCGGCGCTCTCGACGAGTACGCCGGCGGCACCATTATGCAGACGCCGTTCCAGTACCAGCGCGTCAACGGCGGCGCCATCGCTCCCGGTTCCGACATCACGGTCATGCAGAAGCAAATCCTGGCCGCGACCGGATTCGTGCCTAAGGAGTACGTTGAGCAGATTCCGGTCAACCTCTGGCAGGTGGGAGTCATCAACTCCGGCCCCGCGGCCAAGGTAAAAATCATCGATGCCTACATGACCAACGCCGTCCAGTCGCTGAACACGGACCTCGGGATCGACATCTACCGCCACGGCCAGGCGAACTCCGGCACTGCGGTCACCAACAACCGCGTGATCTTCATCAACGGAATCTCCGAAGCCCTGAACGACGGCGTCAACAACTCCTGGGACGGGAACGTATTCGTGAACTACGGCGGCCAGAACCGCAACGGCGCCGTCGGCAACGCCCTGAACTCGGTCCCGACCTGGGTCGGTACGCAGACCGGCGCGACCGGCCAGATCACCTACAAGCCACTGGTCGAAGCGTATCTGAACTGCGTCCAAGAGCCGGACCTCGGCGTGTGCAACAAGGCCCTCTACGCCTACCTGCTCGAACGCCTCGAACCGAAGCAGCGTTACGCCGAGGAGCAGGACGTGAACATGGGCATGGTCGGCATCCGCGTGATGAACGCGCTGATCATGGTGGACAAGCTCTGCCCTTCGACGAAGTACGGGACCATCCTCCCGTCCGGGCTGTCGCAGACCACTGCGATTAAGCCGTCCACGTTCACCTCAGCCACGCTGACCTCAACGCAGAACGCGATCTCGAACCTGCCGTCGGCGACGACCATCAACCCCGGCGAGCCGTTCTTCTGGCTCCGTACGAAGGGATGGAAGGTGCGCCCGACCACGGACCCGGAATACAATTTCAACTTCACGCCGTGGATTCGATCGCAGACCAACGCGGACAACGTCGTTGGGTTCCTAAAAGCAGGACTCAATGTATACTGTGTGAGTCCTAGGGATAACTGGCAATTATATGGTGCTGGTTTCTAGGCCGGAGGAGTATCGTGACCGACACCAAGAAGGCGACAACTCGTAGCGGCATCCAAGGCAGCCTAACTGGGAAGGCGGGAGAGCACGCTGTCTGTGCTCAACTGCTACTGCGAGAAGTCAGCGTGTTGTGGCCTAGCGTCGATACAGGTGTAGACCTTTTCACTGACAAGGGTTGCAGGATTCAGGTGAAGACGGCGCATATGTGCTCGACGGAGAAAGCGATTCGTGTTCACGGTGAGGGGGCATATTTCTTCCCCTTGCCGAAGACGAAGAGGCGCGCCGCAACAAATACAACGTCGGTCATGGTCCCTCGTCGTAAGTTTGCAGATACCTGTGACGTTGTCGTTTTTTGGGGCATTGAGCAGAATCGTTTTTGGATTGTTCCGGCGCGTCTCTGCGATACAGTCCAAGCCTTTGTTCTTGGACCAAAGAACGAGCGTCGCTTCTCAGGCAGTATTGAGTCTCTGCGTGAGATGGAAAAGTTGGGCTACACGCATCAACAAATCGCTGATAAATACAACATGGAACGATCCCAGGTAACGACCTACATCAACGACGAAAGTCGCGTAGAAGTCGCAGCCAGTGCCGTTTCTCATGCAAGGATTTGCGAGGGCGCGTGGGACTTGATTGTGAAATTTCCGGGGCGTGGTGGTGCATTTGATCTGCCTCTTCCTCGGCTGACCGCAGAACAGACGGTGTCTTCCGAAGGAGAATGACCTATGGCAGGCGGATGGTTTACTAAGCAAGCTGATTTCCTGACCGCAGCGTACCTGAACGATGTCAACGACTCAACCGTCGGCGGACAGATCCAGTCCGTGCCCTCGGCGGTCCCGGCGACGCAGGGCATCCAGACGCTGCCCGGCGACCGGATCATCCTCGACGACGCGACGGCCTACGCGCTGTCGGACACGGCCGTCGGCACGCTCTACGGCGGCATCTACATGTACGTGCTGTCGCTGTCGTCATCCACCGCTTCCCCCGCCGTGGGCGCGATCGCGTTCTGGCGCTCTGCCGACATCGGCTCGACGACCACCACGCCGTACATCGCCACCGCCGACGCCCAGCCGCTGACGACTACGCCCGCCTACATCCTTGGCATCTGGATCAATGCGATCACCAAGGGCAACGCTGGCTGGGTGCAGATCGCGGGCATCGCGTCGGTCCTGTTCGACTCGGCTTCTGTGAACACGACCCAAGCCAGCATGGTAACCGCGCAAACTAGCGCTACGGTTGCCAGCACGGCCACTAACGCTCAGGCCATAACGCAGGCAACTTGGTGCTACCAGATCGGGGTGTCGATTGGCACTGTAGCGACCAGCACGATTAGTAAGGTGTCGATTCTGCGTGGGTTCGGGAGACTATAATGAGCCGATACGTAAAGATTGCGCTGGCGATAACGCTGTTGCTGGGATTTATCTCCATCGCAGCCACACCGCCATATAACCCAATCGTCAAGGCCAAGCTAAGTTACTCTGGCCAAGGCGCAGATGTCCCCACTACGACTATTTGGACTCCGGGTGAGGATGGAGATTATCACCTCGACTATTACATCGTAGACACTGTAACTCACGGAAATCCATCGCTTAACTGGACCTTTGGATGGGCGGACGATGTAGAGGCCCAAAGCAATTCTGGCAATCTTGGTTGCGGTGGATGTGGCCCGGCCACAGGCTCCCTTGTGATTCATGCAGCCAGTGGCCAACCCATTACCTTCAATGCAACTTACGCCGATGATGGTTCAGGTGGAACGTTTGACATCTATATCACGTTGGTGAAGGAGTAGCCAATGGCGAACGCGATCAATCAACCACTCCCCGGATGGCCTGCGCCGCCGGGAGCGAAGCCCTCGGAGAAGTTCGACCACTACGGCCCGGTCAGCTACGTACAATACGGCAGTGCGGTTGGTGACATCATCAACGCGGCTGACCTCGGTTTCGGCGGCTTTGAGACCGTCGGCGTGTCATGGAGCGGCTACTCGAACTCCGGCAACTACCTTGTCCAGGTCATGCAGTCCAAGGCGAACGACATTCCTGCCGCCGGACCAGCTAGCCGCGTGACCATTCAGTGGTTTACGACATCGGTCGCGTTTGGTGCGAAGTCCACCGAGGCGACCGCCGCCACGAACCTGAACTCGGAGTACGTACGCCTGACTGCGGACTGCGTCTAGCGGTATGAGAGGGTAACTTGACGGCGCGGCTTCGGTCGCGCCTTTTTCACAGGGATCGGAATCGACGATGTCATTCCTGACGATGGCGAACGAGCTGCGCGGTGCGGTGCCGAAGCTCCCCTACGCCTACTCGAAGACGCTGATCAATCGCGCCTGGCGTACCGTCCGCAAGCGCAACCTCTGGTCCTTCCTCCTGTTCAACGGCCAGTGGATCGCGCCGCAGCAGTACGTCGGCACATCCTGCGCCACAGTTCAAGGCACCAACACAGTCGTCCTGTCCGCGGGAGACGCAACCGCTCTAGCCGCAGCGCTTGCCGCCCAGCCGTTCTCCCTGATCACGTCGCGCCAGTTCCGCATCGGCTCCTCCGGCATCTACGACATCTACGGCTACGCGATCAACACTCCCTCCGCCGGCCTGACCACGCTGACCCTCGACCGTTGGTACGGCGAAGGCTCCACCTCTGCGTCCGCGTTCCAAATCTACCAGTGCTATTACATCCCAACGGTTAATAACGCTCCCATTACCGATTTCAAATCCTGGATCACCGTGCGTGACATGGCCAACTTCCGCTCGCTATTCACCGAACGCTACACCAGAAAGATGCTTGACGAGCGCGACCCGCAACGGACGTGGTACGGCATTCCAACCGATGTGGTCCCCTACGCTCCAGACGCGAATCCTGCCTCGGCAACGCTGGGCACGATGCGCTACGAGCTCTGGGGAGCACCAACCTACACGCTCAACTACCAGCTCTACGGCCTGCGTCACGGCACCGACCTCGTCAACCCGACCGACACGATCAACTTCGCCGTCGGTGAGGACTGCATCCTCGCTCTCGCTCGCGTCTACGCCTACGAGTGGGCAGAGGCGAACAAGGGACTGGCGCCGCGCGCGGTCGGGCCGGACTTCAAATATCTGATGGGAGCGGCGCAGAAGGAATACGAATCCCTGCTACGACTGTACCGGATGGCGGATCGGGAACAGGTGGACAACTTCTTTTCTACTTATAGGCTGGATGATGGAAGTAGTTTGTGGCCATACTATTCAACTCAGAGCAAC